GCTTGATTTCTACACCATCGTAGAGGTCATATACTCTTCCACACTTGACCAAGTCAACGCACTGCCTATTCTTCAAACTATAAAACGTAACTAAGCCAGCACCGCACCAACATTTGTTGTCTTCCCTGTGTTTATACCCAACACCTCGATGCACACACTCGTTTACTGGCGGATTGATCCACCGGTTCAACCATTCAATCATTTCTTCTTCCCCATTCCATAATCAGATGGCAGCTCCATCTTCCTCAATTTACCCAAATACCACTCCGCTTTTTCGATGTCCTGGAGTGGGTTTCCCTTATGCTCATATCGCCATAAATACTTCATCACTTGCCCCTTTAAAAAGCCCTTAAATTGCACCTCATTCATCGAGGCTTCGATGGCCGAAATACACTCGATACTAGACCCGGTATAATGTGCCGGTCGGTTCACTAAATCGTCGTCACTCACCACCTTCTTCCCCTTCAAATAATCCCGTTATCACCAAAACCCCAAGACCAATCGTTATAAAAACCGGTGCCAAAATTATCCCAATCAACCATCCCACCAAACTCATCCTTACCTCCTCCGATTCTTTTGTCCCCATTAAGGGGGTTCTGTCCCCATTTAAATTCTTTTGTCCCCTATTCTGTCCCCATTGATTTTCCACCAAATATCAAATTCTTTTGTCCCCTTAATTTGGTTCTGTCCCCATGCCAAAAAAAGAGAAACTCAGCTATAGCTGAAAAGTCCATTCTTTTGTCCCCTATCAGGGGGTAAGGGACAAAAGGGACAAAAGAATTAAATAGGGGGTGGTAATACATTCTTTTGTCCCTTCTGTCCCCATTCCCTAGAAAAAGTGTAGTTTTTGGTGGTAAAAATGGTTATGTCCCTTTTGTCCCTTTAATACCGTTCTGTCCCTTCTGTCCCTTTAATACCGTTCTGTCCCTTTTGTCCCCCTTTTTTAGAAAAAGTGTAAACATCAGAATAATTCCTCAACAAATGAATACACCGCTGGCCTCCCCCTTTCATCCTCTAAACGCTGCATATTCCAGACCTTCTTTACCTTGGCAAAATCACCCGCATAATTAGTCAAAACGCGCAGTATCTTTTTACGATTCCAACCATCACGTTCTTTCACAAAATCGACGATCTCAGACTGCCTTGAACACCCTCCGCTGATGGCCTCATTAATGGCATCAATACCCTCTTGATCTTTAGCCTCTTGGATCAACGTGTTGGCATCGATAAACGCATCCGCAACCGACAGCCGTCGGTCATCATCAAACTCAAAAGTGATTGGCTCAAACGCGCCACGGACTTTATCAGGGCGTGTTGAAAGTGATCTCAGCTTGGTCCCTTCGTGGAATGGCTCCAGGTAAATCATATTATCTACATCGGAACGAAGATCACCTGTCCCCTCATATATCAAGTTGTCGTCAGCGTCCTTGTACTTGTTCGTGTGGCACAAACAGATCACGGTGGCACCTTTGGAGGTCAACCGCCTTAAACTCTTATAGAGACTCTTAGATTTCCGCTTGTCGATCATATCGGTCAACTTCTTCAACGTATCAATGATAATCACGGTGTGTTTTAAATCTTCCAGTGGCGAGGCATAAAGGTCGCTCATTAGTTTATTGACGTTGGACCCTTTAAGGTCTGGAGTCACCCACGTAATTCCAGACTCCTCGGCCTGTTTCCAATGCCGTTTGCTGCCTACGCCGGAGATATCCATGTTTATATAAACAACTAAGTTGTCGCTGGCTAACTCTCTGGCAAGTTCCATAAACAATAAGGTCTTACCGCCATTGGCTGGTGCTGGAAAAGCCGAAAGGTGACCTTTAATCACTAAATTATCGACCAGCCACACTGGATCAGAAAACTGGTCGATCTCCTCTTTAGTCAAGCGATGCTCGTCAAGCATAGTCATGAACGCGCCACTGACGTACTCACGCTCATGGTCGAACGCCTCATCAACTGCAACTTCTTCCACTTCTTCTTCAAACTCACCGCCCCAACCGGCATCTCGCGCCATCTTCAAGATGGTGGGGAAACCCACGTTGCCTCGGCTCGGATCATCAGTAAAAGAATTCCAACGATTAGCGTGGTTACAATTCAAATGCTCAGGGTTGTCAGATCTCGACGACCACTCAGCCCAAAGGCGTAAACCCTCAACAGCACCGGCATAGGCGTTATGAATAGCCATACCAACCGCTATCCACTCATCATGGTGCATGGCTGGATCTAACGCCGTTAGCGCGTCGGTGATAACGACCTTTTCCTCATCAGTGGCACATCCTATGCCCCAACCAGCTGATTCATCCTTCTCAACGCTCTCAGAGCGCTGTAGCGACGCTTTTTGCTCAGATAGTCCTAACTCAGAGGCATAAACCTCAAACTGCCTTATAACGTCCTCTGCTTGATCTGACGATAATGTGTCTAGTAGCATCATTGGCACATCACCGATGTCATTTCCGATGTAATGGTAAGGCTTGCCGGTGGTGGCGTGGTTGCCCCACACGACCGCCTGTTGGCCTTTACCTAAGATCTCGACCTGACACTTGTTGCCGTCGGCATCGATGTAGATTTTGGAGGCCAATTTAGTGAACGGTTGCTCTGTTCTGCAAATAAATAGCGTCTTTGGCGCGTTTCCGACACGTTCCAGCGATTGTGGGAACATCGGTCGTAGATAATCGACCATCAGTTTTGCTAGTTCCTCGTTGGGGATATCAACATCCACGCACGGAGTGTTTGCGGTTAGTAAGCCAATAGAGGCCAATGGGTGGTCCTTTGCAGCCTTGAGCATCTTCTTGGTGGTGAAATTAGACCAATCGGCGTTGATTGGTGCCTTGCCGTTGGGTTTGACAGGGATAATTTCATAGCCGGAGGCTATGAGATCCCGATGATATTCAGCATACATCTACTTCTCCAGTTTTTAAGTTCTCCAGTTTGAATAAAAAAAGCCCCGATCGAGCATAATCGAGGCCAAAGGCCGCTTGAGCGCTTGCCGAAATAGGATGGCCGCCACCGAGGAGTAGCAGCACAAACTGGTAAAGTGCTGCCTGAGTCGGAGTTATGGGTGGCGACCATGTATAGGTCAATCGAAGATGTCAGGACGGATATCTTTCTTGGATATCTCGCCGTTGGTGAGACGCTCTATCTCGACCGCTCTTCGGATTGGAATCTTTTTATCTCTAAACCATTGGTTCACCGCTTGCGGGGTGACATCTAATGTTCTGGCTAGAGCGCGTTGGGTTGGAAAGTATGTTTTTAACAAGTTCATGGTGACCGAATATACCAAACGCCTTGAGAATATCAAGCTGTTCTTAACTTATTTTGAGAAAAATGCGTATTAAACGCATAAATTAAGTCCCCACAAACACCCGTAGTTCTACGAAATGCCCACTAATTCACAGTAATTCTGCAAAAACCCCAACCCCTATTTCGGTAGTTAGTAAAGTAATCCTTTACATTTAGTTTTCTTGGGATATACTCCCTCCAAAACAAAAGAAAAGTAAAGGAGAAACGCAGTGATCGAAAGCATCGTAATAAACGGTATTCGTCTGGATGCCGACAAATCAAAAAGACTATTCATCTCAGCCGACGAGCGATACGTCATTCCAATGGATAAATTCGGGATTCCAACCACCGCCGAACTAATTCAAATCAATATCCCAAAAGACTACGCGGTGATGTCATGAGGGAAGAGGAGTCATGGCTTGAGGTAGTTGCCACAGGGTTGGCAATGGTCGGTTGCCTGGTTGGTGGTTACGTTCTAATGCTAGCGGTGGTGGTATGAGGGACATCTATAGAATAGCGAACGCTCTCGAACGTATCGCCGACGCCCTCGCCGACAAGGCCGAGCAGAAACCAACACTAACGCTGGTGGAAACACCACCGGAACCTGAGACATTTGAAAAACCCACACTCGAAGAACTACAAAACAGTGTCCGAAGTGGACTGATCCGCGTACACGGACGCGGTGAGGATCATGCCGCGCTCACGACCAAACTCATTGGGTTACCGTTGAAGGCTAACGAGATGGACGAAGCGCAGTGCATCGTCATGCTCGAAGATGAGTCTATCCAATGAGCGAACACGCGAAGTTCTCACCAAGTAGCTTGGGCCGGACGAAAATCTGTCCGGGGTCACATCAGTTAAGCATTGGGCAACCTAACATCAGTTCACCCGCTGCCGATCTTGGCACGATGCTTCACTCACAGGCCGAACTAGCTATAAATGGTAGACCATTCAGCGAGATATTGACTGACGAGCAGAAAGCGTTGGTGCAACCTTATATAGATTACTGCCTGTCACTCAAAAAAATCAGCGATATTGCTGAGACTGAGCGAAAAGTTGAGATCTTAGGTGAGAGATGCTGGGGAACAATAGACTTCCTCAACATAATAGGACCAAGGCTCACCATCGCTGATTATAAATCAGGGGTGATGCCGGTCGCGCCGGACTCAATCCAACTCATGGCGTATGCCCTTGGCGCGTTAAAGGAGTTCGACTTCGTTGGGATCGAGAGCGTCCATTTAGTGATCGTACAGCCTCAAATCAGCCCCGAACCACAGATCCATCGGACAACACCAGACGAGTTATGGAAGTTCGAGAAAGAGTTGGAGCAGATCATCGAGTTGGCTGAAGCTAAGAATCCAAAATTCAACACAGGCTCACACTGCCGATGGTGCAGCGCTTCGCCGGTTTGCGTTGCGGCCTTCGATGAAGCAACAGAAATGGCTACAAGCGATGTAGCCAAAATGTCGCTCGAATCTGTCGGGGTGGCGTATGCCAAGACCAAATTCATCAAGGGTTGGGTTAAGTCAGTCGAGGATCGCGCCAAATATGACCTGATGAATGGTGTTGAAGTACCAGGATTTAAATTGGTGTCAGGGAATCGTGCCAGAAATTGGCAAACAGAAGGCGTAGATATTCAATGGCGGCTCGAAGAGATCTTCGGTGAAAAGAGTTATGAGAAGAAGTACCTATCTGTCCCCCAAGCAGAGAAGTTGTTGGGTGGCAAAGCAGAATTTGCTGACTCTGAGTTATCAGAGTTTGTTGATGTTGGCGAAGGAGCGCCGACTATTGCCAGGGTTGGCGATAAGCGTCAGGCGTTAACGCTTGATGTCTTCAAAGATGAAACTAAAAAAGGAAAAGAAGATGCTATTAAAGAAAGTTAGATTGAGTTTCCCGGCGCTATTCACCCCGACGTCGTTTCAAGGTGAAGGTGAGAAGAAGTACGAAGCGACGTTCTTAATTGAAAAAGGTTCAGCGAACCACAAGGCGCTCGAAGCCGAAGTTGAAAAGCTCATCGCCGATGACCTTAAAGGTATCAAGTTATCGTCGGACAAGATCTGTTTGAAAGATGGTGATGAGAAAACCTATGACGGTTACGAAGGACATATGTTCATCAAGGCCGCGAGTAAGAAACGCATATCCATCGTGGACCAAGACAAAACGCCTCTAACCGAAGAGGATGAGAAGATCTACGGTGGGTGTTATGTGAATGCCATCATTGATCTGTGGGCGCAGAACAACCAGTACGGCAAGCGGATCAACGCCAGCCTTCGCGGTGTTCAGTTCGATAGCCACGGCGACTCATTCAGTGGCACATCTGCGGCCAGAGATGATGAGTTCGTTGACTATGAGCCTGACTTCTAATGATGTTCGCCGACTTTGAAACATTCTCTGAATGTGACATTAAAAAGTGTGGGGGTGCCAAGTACGTTCGGCACCCTAGCACCGAGGCTTTGTTGATGAGCTACGCCTTCAATGGTGGTGAGGTTCAAACATGGGACGCAACGCAAGGTCCGATGCCCGAAGAGGTTGACGAGTACCTGGTGACTGGTGACGACATCTGCTTTCACAACTCGGCGTTTGACCGAGGCGTGTTGGAACACGTTCTTGGGTACAGACTTGAGATCTCACGGTATAAAGACACGATGATCATGGCTTATCGGCGTGGGTACATTGGTGGCTTAAAGGATCTCGGCAAGGCGCTTGGGTTAGGTGTTGAACACCGAAAGCAAGCAGCCGATGGTTGGCGATTAATCCATAAATTCTGTGTGCCACGCAAACCCACGAAGAAAGATCCAAGCGTGAGGATTCTGCCGAGCGACGCGCCAGAGGAATGGGCGAAGTTCAAAGAGTATGCAGAGCATGATGTAATAGCCATGCGTGAATGCTACCGGAGATTGAAGTAATGGAAGACATCATCTGGATGCTCGATCAGAAGATAAATGATAAAGGTATTCCGGTGGATACTGAGGCGTTGGAAGCAACACAGATCGAGATAGACAAGGAGCTGATCAGGTTGAATGAAGTCTGCGTCAGCATCTGCGGATTCCGCGCCAGTCAACGTAACGCGATATTAGATTGGGTTAAAGCCCAAGGGGTCTATTTACCCGACCTCACCAAATTAACAGTTAAAGAAACATTGGCCGGTGATCTGCCGGGGGATGTTAGGAAAGTATTAAAGATACGGCAGATGGTTGGCAAGACCAGCACTGCAAAAGTGGGGCGCTTACTGAACTGGACTTGCGAAGATGGTCGGGTCCGTAACACGCTTCAATATTATGGCGCGTATCGGACAGGACGGTTCGCCGGGCGCGGTCCTCAAATTCAGAACTTCCCAAGAGGGAACCTGAGTGAGCAAGAAGTCGAGGACGCGTTGCGGTTGATCCGTGACGGCGAAACCTACTTAGGCATCGATGACCTTTTCGACACGGTGAGTAGTTTGCTTCGGGCGTTCATTAAAGCACCAGAGGGTAGACATTTTGTGGTCGCTGACTTGGCGGGCATCGAAGCTAGAGTTTTACCGTGGTTAGCTAGAGATGAAAAGACCTTGGACATCTTTCGTAATGGTGAGGACATCTATAAGTTCGCCGCAGCTCAGATCTATAAAAAAGAATACGAAGACATCACAAAACCTGAGAGATTCGTTGGCAAGATAGCGACATTGAGTCTTGGATATGGGGGTGGGATTTTAGCCTTCACGGGAATGGCGAAGGTCTACGGCGTTGAGATGGATGAGGCTTTCGCCGAAGACATCAAGACCCAATGGCGCGACGCTAATCCTAAGATCGTCCAGCTCTGGCGAACCGTTGAGAAGGCTGCGGTTCATGCCGTCAAACACAAGAACCAAACAGTATCCATAGCTGGTGGGAAGTTAAAATTCATTCACGACGGTGATGATTTAAAGATCACGTTGCCATCATCGCGGGCGCTGTACTACCCGAAGTTTGACTTCACCTACAATAAGTACAAGGGGAACACACTCACATATATGGGCGGCACGGTTACTGGATGGGGTGAGGTAAGAAGCTGGGGTGCAAAACTTTGTGAAAATCTAACACAGGCCGTTTCCAGAGATGTCTTAGCGCACTCAATGCCAGAGATTGATAAATCTGGATTTGAAATTGTCTTCCACGTTCACGATGAGATTGTCGCTGAAGTTGACGACGGTGACGAGAAATTAACATCTGATTATTTAGTTGAACTTATGACCACAGGGCATCTGTGGACCAAGGGATTACCGCTGGATGCTGAAGGGGAAACCATGAAGAGGTATAGGAAATGATATTAGAAAAGGACATCGAACAGTATCTATTGAAGCGTTGCCGTGAGCGCGGTTGGTATGCCCCCAAATTCACCTCACCCGGTAGGCGCTCGGTGCCGGACAGGATGATCGTGATGCCTGGGCGAATCGCATTTGTAGAGTTGAAAGCGCCAGGTAAAAAGGCAACACCGAAACAGCTCTGGGAGCATGAGCGTTTGGACAGCTACGGTTACCCGGTGGCGATACTGGACACCAAAGAGGGTGTTGATAATTACCTCGAAGAACAGGCGAAGCTCAATGAAAAAGTCTGATTTACACGCCTACCAATTAGCTGCCATCGACTGGGTGCTAGCGCGTAAGAACGCCGGACTCTTTTTAGATATGGGCCTTGGGAAAACCATCACGATGCTGACCGCGTTGGTAGAGATGCTGATGTTTGGTGGCGCTCACACTATATTAATCGTCGCACCTTTGAGGGTGTGCAAAACGGTGTGGGCAGAAGAAGCAAAACGGTGGGAGCATACCGAACAGTTGACCTTCAGCAAGATCCTCGGCACCAAGGCACAGCGTGAAGCCGCTGTTGCGAAGAAGGCTGAGATCTACCTCATCAATGCCGAGAACGTGGTGTGGCTAACTAAGTATCTCGGCGGTGATGGTTGGAAATTCGATGTCGTTATCTTTGACGAATCGAGCCTGTTCAAGAACCACGCATCGAAGCGGTTCAGAGCGGCCAAAGCCTTTATGAAGAAGGTGCAGCGGTCGTACATTTTGACCGGCACACCGGCACCGAAATCAGTACACGACCTGTGGTCACAGATCTATCTTCTCGACCAAGGGTTGCGGTTATTCCACACGGTTGGACGATTTAGAGATGCGTATTTTGATGTTGATTTCTTTGGCCATAGTTACATCCCGAAGATCGACACACAGAAGAAAATAGAAACCAAAATTGAAGACATCGTGATGTCGATGCAAGCCAAGGACTATTTGAAAATGCCTGAGAGAATTTATAACCGAATTTATGTGGAGCTACCCCCCGCCGCCGAAGCACAGTATGAGGAGATGCGTCGGCAGTTAATGCTTACCTTAGAAGGTGATAGGGTCGAAGCAGCTAACGCCGGAGTGCTGGTGAACAAGTGCCTTCAGATAACCAACGGGTCCATCTATAAAGAGGATGGTAGTTACCAAGTGCTGCACGACGCGAAGTTTAGAGCGCTCGAAGAGATCATCGAATCGACCGGCGAGAACATCTTAGTGTTCTACCAGTACAAGTCTGACCTTGCGGAGCTGAAGAAACGCTTCAAGGGCGAAGAGCTTTTTGACGACACAGTGGAGCGTTGGAACATGAATCGAATCCCGCTCCTGTTCGCTCACCCATCGTCTGCCGGACATGGGCTGAACCTACAACACGGCGGGCACATCATGGTGTTCTTTGGGGTGAATTATAACTTAGAGACTTACCAACAATCATGCGCTCGGCTTCATCGCCAAGGGCAAACCAAACCCGTGATCATCCACCACATTTTAGCGAGGGATACTATCGATGATGTGGTTATGTGCGCTTTAGAAAATAAGGATGTGTCGCAGAGAAGTTTGATGGATCGGCTAAAGCGTAAACTTTAGCCGCAGTGACCGGCCTCGACGGGGTGTGAGCTTCACAGACTCACGCAATCGGGGACTCCCCAGCGGTCGGTGGGAGTTGTGTAAAAAACAACCGCAGCCAGAGGCGCGATCTTCCTCCGAGGCTCAACGTGCCTTTTCGATGACACGCTGATCTGGCACTTAATTTGATAGAGGTGAAGTTATGGGAGTGAAGATAGACATGAGCAAGGTCAAGATGACGAAGAAGAAAAGCGGGCGACGAAAGGCGCGATCAGACAGCCAAGTGTGCGCTGATCGCTATAGCACAATCGACATCAGTCGAGTATGCACGGTGCTTGGGTTGATTCCAATTCCTGAGAACGTAACCGTGCCGGGGTTGGTAGATCTGTGGAACACCAACACGGATTATTATCTGCCCAGGGTCGAAGACAAAGAGAAAGAACTTAGGGTATTGAGTAAACCTAAATCGGAACAAGAGGACGAGCGTGGAATGTGGGCGGGATTGCTACGGACGGATTCCAAATGACCGACAAGTTGTGGAGCATGGACAACATAGCGGAATACTTAGGCGTTGGTAAAGATCTAGTGCGGAAGAAGTTGATCTGTAAAGGCAACTTCCCTAAAGCGATAGTGCTACCCACTGGCGGTAGTAGAGGATCACACCGCCGTTGGGTTCCGGCAGAAGTGAAGAAATGGGTTTTAAGACATAGGGGATAAATTATGAGTGACTACATGAGATTGAAGAAGATTATGGATTCTAAAGCGCTGTTTAGAGATCTGGCTAACAGCACTGGTGAAGGTAATTTCCGCGTATGGTTGCGAGAGCATATGGAGATCTACGACACGTTTATTCAGTATGCGAGGGAGTACAGGTCGATAGAGAACAGATCCGTATACTCGGCTAACGCGATATGGCAACGCATACGGTGGGACACTATGCTTAGTGATGACTCCGATAAAGAGTGGAGGTTAAATGCAATCTATACCTCATTCTTCGCCCGATTAGCAATGGCTGCTGAACCTGATCTGGAGGGTATGTTTAAGCTCAGAGGGAGTAAGGGTCGAGAATGACAGCGTATTACAATGAATTTGACCCAAAAGCCGCAGCATGGTTACGGCAACTAATTAAGAATGGAGATATTGCAGATGGAACCGTTGACGAAAGAAGCATCATCGAAGTCGAAGCCCCCGACCTTAAAGGATTTACTCAACATCACTTCTTTGCAGGAGTTGGCGTTTGGTCCTATGCGCTTAGAAATGCCGGATGGTCAGACGATAGACCTGTCGCAACTGCTTCTTTACCCTGTCAGCCATTCTCCGCAGCAGGAAATCAAAAAGGAAAAGAAGACGAGCGACACCTCTTACCCCATTTCCTCGAGCTTGTTGGACAGTGCAACTTTCACACTATCTTTGGGGAACAAGTTGAAACAGCGATTAAGCATGGATGGCTCGATGATCTATACACAGAAATGGAAAACCAAGACTACTCCGTTGGGTCGGCAATTATTGGCGCACACAGCATCGGCAAACCGCACATCCGGAAAAGAATCTACTGGGTGGCCCACTCCGCAAGTGAGAGATTCAAAAGGAGAGAGGGGTGCAGCAGCACAGGATCGAAAAGGGAATCCAGTGGATCAGCTTGGGATAGCGGCCAAGGTGAGCGGATGGCCAACCCCAATGGCTTGCGATCAGAGGGGCAGTGCCGGGGTGGGCAAGACGGAGTTGCCGAATATAGCGAAGATAGCCGGGTGGGGAACACCCAACACGATGGACACGCTACCAGCGAGATCGGATCAAGCGATGTACAACCAAGCGAGAAACGGCGCTCGAAAGGGTCGGACATTTCCGGGGAACTTACGGGAGCAAGTGGACGAGAGAAGCCAGAAAGCGTATCAAGATGCGCTACAGGACGCGAGAGAGAACAAGACTCAATTGAGTGGCTATTCTGCCGAGATCAAAAGTACCGGCCAATTAAATCCGGCATTGAGCCGTTGGTTAATGGGCTTGCCAGAGGCGTGGTGCATAGCAGCGATTCAGTCATTGAGGCAAACGCAAGCGCAGAAGCGCGAACAATCAGGCTCAAAGGCTACGGTAACGCCATAGTCGCACCAGTGGCAGAGGAGTTTATCCGAGCCACAATGGAGGTGATCAATCAAGCCGACTAGCAATTAGCCCTTAATCTCCCACCTCGCAGCTCGACCTGACCGACAATCGATGTGTGTAAAGGTGTTGTATTTACCAAATCCGAAACTATCGGGATACCGCTCCGTCAGATACTTGTACACGGTGTGGGAGTGGACTCCCTTTACAATCACGTCACTTGCTTTCCCCTCGAGATGTTTTGAAAAAGCGCGACCCCCTATAGCCTCATTGTGCGATTTACACCGCACACCACTGGTCACAGTAATTGGCGCGTCGAATCGACTACGCAGCTCTTCCAACATACCAATCAACTTCACATCCACAGTAGGATCTTTAGATTGAGGACACTTACCACATTGGCAAGCGAATTCCTGTCTGTCGAAATGCGCTGATATCTTACTCATCTGCGGCACAGGTTATGGCAACTGAATGCGGAGACACACTCCGATTAACAGCCGTTCTGACAGCCTTGCGTCCTCCTTGTGGGATCTCACAATACTTAGACACGGCAAAACTTGCACTCTTTGAGATGACTGCACCTGCCGAGCAGCCAGTTAGCATAGGCACAGACAACATAAGAATTAGCGTGAACACTAACCAGCGTGGCAAATAGATACTATCGTTTCTCATAGTTCGGTCCTCCAAAAAGGCGAAGAGTAAGGTAGATGACTAGCGCTTGGGTCTTTCGCATACCAAGCCCTAGCATCGATTCAAGCAATACCTCGTCAGCTTGCTTCCGGGTAAACCCTAACTTTGCAGACGAGGCACTGTATAGATAGTCGTGGATAACGCTACCTGGTCGTATCGTCCAGTGTGAGTCGTCGATATAGAACTTAGCGAATCTCGGAACCGACGCGAAGTTCGTCTTAAACCCTTTAGGGACAATGATCTTGTCACCCAGATTAGTTATATAGGTAAACCGTGAGGTGAGGATGTAGAAATCCTCCCCTTGCACCGCCTCTATTTTCAGCTTATTCTTAAACATAATAGACTCCCAATATATAGTGAAGAACCCATGTAGCAACAGATGCTCCAGTGACCGCGAGCATTACAAAAACTAGAAGCTCATAGACGATCTTGAGATAACTCATAAAGTAATAGCTTCAATAATCCCCATCTGAGTTACGATTGCATATCCCACAGCCCCATATACGCACGCCTTAATTTGTATGAGTTGTCGATTAATATCTTGAACCAGCTTCTCCATTTCATCCATCCTCGTGCGGTGAACTTTAAGTATCGTTTCTAGCTCTGAGCATTTCTCTGCGTTGGGCATTTATATATCCTTATTTACTTATTAAATTGAGCAGCCCTTGCGACGCTGATGGGGCCATCATTCCAGCGGTATTAGCAGACAACCCAACACTGCCTGGTGTCAAAAGTTTACCCATCGGGTCCATCCAATTGTTAGCCTCAACTCCACTCAGTTGTTTGCCCAGCGCCCGCAACCCAGCGGGGTCCATAGCATCTGTGGTTAACATTCTAGCTATCTCGCTCATCTCAATGTCCTTGGCCCCTTGTCGCCACCCAGGGTTAAGGTTCTCCCGCATCCGCGCTAGTGGTTTCTGTTGGATGATGGGGAGTAGACTTTCCTTGGTAGCGAGTCTTTCCGCAGTCTGACTACCAGCCATTACTTGCGAATGTGCGCGCTTCATATCCATCTCGTCGCCGATCTTTTTCATAAAACTATTAAACTGCTTAGTACCGGACCTTCCTTTAGGGAAAGTTTCCCTGATAGATTGAACGCCCTTATTGTTCTTCAACAGATTGTAAGTTTTATTCCCCGCCATATTCGTGACAGTGGCGCCCTCTACGAACCCTCCAAACTTATCGCGGATCTCATTCATTGCACCCATCCGATACGCAGTCTTTTCAGATTCTGACATGGCCTTAACCATATCTCGAACGTGTTCTGGGAACTTCTCACTCAGAATAGTTCGGCCACTTTCCATAGCGTTCTCTATCGATTTATCTCCAGCGAAAATGTTACGCGCAGTTTTATAGTCTGGATTCACTTCATCCATAAGATCCAGTAACTGGTTCTTTAACTCTATGACTGCCCTAGTATTACTTGAACCGCTTTTGCCGGACGCGTGGTTAAGCATCTTTCCGATTTCGTTATCCAGTGACTTCTTAATGAAATCTAGGTGACGCGTGTCGATGGCAACGATCCTACCACCCTGTTCTGTCACCAACTTCCCTTCATCCGTAAATCTGACTTTAGGTAAGTTCATACGCTCGTTGCCAGCTAACTTGTAACTATCTTTTAGCGCCTTTTTCCCAGCCGGTGTTCGCAGTATACTGACAAGATTATCGTTAACCGGAATCTGCTGACTATAGGCTTTAGTGTAATGCTCGTTAGCCCTACCTTTCCTAGAAGCAATCATCGACTGCATAGTGTCGTAATAACTACCCTTACCCACTACCTCGTCAACGTCCGTATTGAGGCGACTTAGTGACATCTTGTCTCGTTGATCCAAGTAGTTGGTCACCTGAGTTCTGCCTGGACCGGGGTGATTCTTAGTGAAGTCCATTATCCCAAGTGTGTTCGGGTTTTTATCTGCCAGTGTCAGGGGTTTTTTAGATCTGATCAGGTCTTCGATATGAGCGTTGATATCAGTAACACCGTCGTTAGTTAGCGCCTGTCGAACAGCGTTCCGGCCGCTCCTCCCGCCGGTGTGTTTTGCCCACGCTTTTGGGGCTATCGCTGCGCTGAAATACTCACCGACCACCGGTGCTGCGGCACCTAGCACCTTCATTCCGGTCTGAAACGCCCCACCCAACCCGGCGCTCATTAATGCGTCCTGCACGATGTCGTCACCACCTGGCTTGCTGTGTCCCGCGCCAGCCACACCAGCTAATCCAGTTGCCGAGGCGACAGGGTTAGCTCTTACTAACTTATTGGTCCGGTTTAGTAAACTCATCCACCGGGGGATGCCCGCGATCTGACCTATAGCTGGTGCAGCGAATGAGGCAAGCACCTCCTCTCCGATGGCTTTCCCTGGGTATTTTTCTTGGTAGGCGCGGAGCTTGTTGTATTCCTCTTCCCGACCTAGTTCTGTTGGGCTGATCCCCTTCGCCTTTGCTTTTGCGATAAGCGCATCATCGGTAAACCCTCGATAGGTTCCATAGATGTCGTCGCTAAATCCGAATGTTGGGCCTTGTAGACCCGCTCGGATTGGACCGTAAGAGTCTTCGATATTATCTAGCACGAACCCCTCTGGAGGTTCTGGGATTTTACTATCTAAGACAAACCCCTCTGGTGGCTCTGGGATTTTACTCATTGACCACCCTCCTTAGTAATATTCCATTTAGTGCCATCCCACACAGCCGTTGCTCCCGTGATTGGGTTGCGTGATGTGGGTTGGCCGGTAGCAGCGTTGCCGCCCTTGATCGCCTGATTTCTTTTAACTTCAGCAGCAGCAGCACTACGCAACGAACTTATAGCCTCACTGAATGGTTTATTGCTAAACGCTCTTCTAACTTTGTTCTGCGCTGCTAGGAAAGCGCCAGGGGTTTGAAAGGTAAGACCTTCAGTTTCAAACCAATTCTCCATGTGGTCTTGCATTGCAATAGCCCGCTGCTTGGAAATCTGTAATGCTTTCAGCATCAACCTATTACCCTCGCGAGATTTAGACAGCTCTGGAGTTCCTTTCACGATGAATGTTAAATCTTTGTCTGTTGGATTCGTTCCCAGCAGTTTAACTTCTGGGAGAATAAGTTTATTGGATAAACCAACGAACATTTCACCTTTAGCAATAGCCTCGGCATCAACATCAACGCCAAGAGTTTGAATCATTTTTTGTACATTTAATATTTGTTCTGCCCCCATTCCTGTAGACACGCCCGACTCAAGAAGATCAATCATTGTGTTGATAGTTGGGAGCGTCTGCCTCGCATTGCCACCAGCCTCTGATTGGGCCTCCAGCGCTTCCTTAATTTGCCCGCCCCAGACATCGTCTAGCTGGTTTTTAGGGAAGTTGTTAATAGACATACCAGCCCCACCCTTAACGTCGTACTGCCCTGTTCTAGTGTTCAACTGTAGCAACTGGCCTGGTCTTACCTTCAATCCTAGTGCGTCTATCTCCGCTTGCGTCGCTGGTCGGAAGCTATCCCGATTCATGTTGGCTATCATTCCTTGAGCAACCGCTTGAGGGTAGCTTTGACCTAATGCTTGCATAGCTGGGGACGCCCCAGACAAAGCATTAGAAATGCTATCTCTTTGCTGCTGTTGCAGCCTCAACTTCCTCGCGTTCTCGACCAGTGGCATAGCCGTCTGCATGGCATTAACGTCCTTGCCCATGACGTTTCCCACGATGTCAGCCAGCATTGCCATTTGTAGGTTAGTTTGATTCTGTGGGGAGTACGCATCGAACATCCCCCCACCGGTTGGCGTTGGTGTGGCGTCACTGCCACCGAACATATCGAGTAGTCCCATTAGCTATAACTCCTTGAACCTAGCGATCCTCTTTGTCCACCACCCATGAAGGCTCCACCGGGTTGACCGCCTCGGCGAGATAAATGCATCGGCGCTCCCATCTTGGTAACAGGTCCTAACCGAGCCGTCTGTGGTGTCCACTCTTTTTTAGGATCTTGTTTCGTCATGCCCTTGAAAATCTGCGATCCGAGAAGACCTTTCATCATAGTGTCGTTGGAGGGCATCATTCCTCCGAAAGTATTCGACAACCCACTACCCGAAAAGAAATTAGGGTTGAGTCCTCCAGTAGCCGTTAACATACTTGGGTTTAGAGCTTCCGCAGCCGATAAAAGTGTTGGTGACTGACTCAAAGTACTTGGTGCAGCCCCCATAATTGAACTCAAAGGTGACGCTCCTGGTGTTGCACCGGTGAATATACTGTAATCAGTAATAGGCATGGCCGCCCCAGGCACGATTGGACTACTTGGAAGTGCCACGGCGCTCCCGCCAGGAGACAGCAATCCACCAACACCACCACCCGCTGGAGAGAACATTCCCATGCCGCCACCAATGCCCCCAGTTAACCCACCGGCAAGCATACCTTTCCACCAACCGTCGTCACTGAATCCATCTTCACTGGTGAGCGCGCCTATACCCGCGCCACCGGCTGCACCGATTGCCGCTGGAATTAATATTGGTGCTGCTGCTGTTAACGCTGCCATGAAACTCATAATTCTTCTCCTATTTTCTTCTGTTCATCAAGTAACTTTAAAATGTGCGGTCTACTCTCTTCCACTAGCTCGTCCTCTGCTGTCTCCACATCGGTAGCTGTAGTCGCGTGGACCGTTGTCCATTCCGTGTCCGTAATCGCAAACCCAGCCCTTTTTATTCCCTTCTTCGATGAGATAATCTGTGGCGCTTCTAGCAACTTCATACCTTCATCAGTCATCACTCGGATGGTGCCTTTCATCAGAAAGTTGATGTGGTCACGCTTATGTACCTTCCCGGTAAGCACTGACCCCGCTGGAATATAAAGTGTTCGAGCGTACAGGCCGTCGGAGAAGAGGTGATCCACCTTCCCTTCGATCTGTGGCATCGCCGCGATCTTATCCTCAAGTTCGAGAATCTTATCTTTTAGCGCTAAATCACTCATCAGCTTTTCGTCGTAGTTGTGGTGGTGCCAGAAATCTGTGGCGAAATACCATAAGCGGCCATCAGCGTCTCTAACTGACGCAGTGGGTAATCTTGTTCTTCGGTGAACTTTTGGTAAGCAAGATCGAGTTCAGATTGTGCCATGCCCTGTTTCTCGGCACCCAAATCAACCATCATCTGCGAATCGCCAAACGCTTGGTCGCGTTCGATGCCTGAGAGTCCAGCGAGTAGTTGTGCAGCGCTCTGCTGTTGTTGGTTAGCATCAAGCCCGGCAGCTTGGTTGGCTAAGTCAGCTTGTTGGATCAAGGACGAGTCGCCCATAAATCCTTGCATCGCCGTGTTGAAGCCTCGGTCACGAAGTTGGGCTGAAATCTGCCCCATCTCATCAGCGAATCCTCGATTAGTCTCAGCTTCGGCAATGCCATGTCTTGACCCGCCAAAAGCATTTGCAGCTTGGGCAGATCCGGCAATGTCGCCCATCATCATCTGACGTTGACGCTCCATGTCTTGCATGGTGGTATCAACAACCTTATCCGTATAAGGATTCATATAGTCAGCAAAGTTCTGCCCCATGAGTCTTGAGCTAACATCGGTTGGGGTGTACCCGGAGGATTTACCCGCCGCTAACATCGCGTCGTTGAGCGTACCCGCGCCAGTTCCCAGGGCGTTTTCGTACATTCCAAAACCTTTGGTTTGCAAAGGATCAAAGCCCGCAATCATGTCACCTGTGTACGGCGTGAACGGTCTATCCGCAACATCTTCAGCTTGGCCGTACATCGATAGCCACTTCTCTTTGACATCGGGGTCGAGATCTTGCGTTGCCACGCTCGTTGAAGTTTGTGGACCGCCACCACCACCCTTACCTCTGAACGTCAGAAATGCCAGCGAAGGTAGCAGCGAGTAGATTGATTTCTTCAGCATTTTCATCTTATTTCCTTCTCATAAATTGTGTAAACCTTCTCATAATTCCATCTTTTCTTGATCATTCTACCCATCGAATCCCTGACGGCGCTTTGGATTGCCGTGCCGCCGTTCGATCTAACCCACTTTTCTACATCTGCATACAACTCATCAGGCATGGCATTACTACCCGCCCATGCTGTCATAAAGAATATCCGTTTACCGGGTGTCATTTTCCATTCGCCAACGATCACGCCGTGCATCTCGCCAGCGTCATCGACCACAACAATGGCGGTACTACTGCCATTGATCAGTGATACTTTCGACTGCTCAACCGACCCCTCGCCGTTACCGTGTGGCGCGACCTCCTCCAAGAATGGCACCATCTTAGGCCACGCTTGGTGAAGGTGTTCCACTGGGACTTGAAGAAGTTTCACACGGCCACCGTTGAGAGTGTTCCGGCGTTGCTCACAGAAAGTGCATAACGCGTTCCGTTGGCAGAAGTTAAAATTAGCCTTCCATCGCCCACTTCGATATCTCGGTTGCTCTTCAGACTAGTGTTGCTATCCATCTCAAGAAGCAGATTGCGCTGCGACTCGTAAGGAACCGAGTAGTCGCTGGGTGGTCGGGGTAACTTCATCGACGACCTCCGATCTTACCTTCCAGTCTCATGTTACCCACACGCCAGTCGGTGTTCTTCGCGGACTCCACACGCATCTTAACTTGCCTTCCGGTGAACCGGACAGATGTTGGGTTAGTCATTGAAAAGGGGCCGTAAGACCGCTCGGTATCGGTTGGATGGAATCGTGTTTTAAATCGTGCTTGGACATCGCCTAAGTTAGTCTCATCTGGAATCATGCCGGTGACGTTCATCACGTTCTCACCGTTGCTGATTTCTAATGGTCCAGACTCGGCATACGGAATCCTGGAATCATAAGTGAAGCCAGTTTCATGCTCATGAACATAACTATCTGTTCCCGCGAACAGTGGTGAACGGAATACGGTTCTATCCACCCCAGCGGTGCGGTCTAATTTACCCACATTCCAGTGATTCTCCAGCCAGTTCCAGGTGACATAACTGTCACACTCGATTGAGCCATCGGATGGGTAAAACCACCACACTTCATTAAACTGGTTATTCAGCAATCCGTAGACTTTTGAGCGCTGATCTTCATTGATGTCATTGAAGATGAAATCCGCGACATCTGAGTCTAAACCCTTCACATAACCGTCATAATGGAAGAAGGCTTTTTTGCCCATCCAAACCGCGAACGTGTCCACTGAGACCATCGCTTTTGGCCCGATGACACCACACGCCGATCCGACTTTCTCAAATCCATAAACATACGGAGCGCCCTGATAGGTTGCTGCATGAGCATCGGTTGAGGTAAGAATTAATGTCTGCCCTCTTACCCTGGTGCCACACTGAATAGCCCCATCAGTAATGAGGTCAATGTCACCAGCTTGGTTTGTGGCGCTGGGTGTCCATGTTGTGTTGTCTTCTTGATCTGACCATTGGATTTTACGATTGTTGCCTCCGGCTCCCAGTGCAAACAGAAACCGTTCCGAAGTCACAACGATAGATTGATTGTTGACTGGCGCGTTCGCCACTACCGCCGCTACTGTTGCGAACACCAATGACCACTCGTAGATCTTCCCATCTGACGTTGAACAAGCAACTAGGTTTTCACCCCAGTTGTCGAGTGACCAAGTAGTCGCTGGTTGGTACGTTGCCGTATCAGGGCGCGTTGTTCCGTAGTTGTGTTTGCCGTAAAGTTGGGAGCCATAACCGGTTGCCTTAAACGCATCCACGCTACCTGTCGCAAGGGCTGTCGGGGTGATGTTATACATCGTTTTGTCTTCACCCATGACGTAAAGGTTTGACGCTGTGCCGATAGCCATCTTCCGGTCACCGGAGTTATCGCCCCAAGCCAACATCGCTCTGGCCTTGTCGCTGAACGTGGTGGTGGTGTGTTGTCGCCAACCACCAACTGGACGCATCGCACCCTCATGCCAGCGCACTAAATCAGCATCGGACCACCGTCCTTTGGACTGGTACTCGGTGCCATTTTTATAAACACCGGGTGGTATTTTGATTGGTAGGATTGGCATCTAATTCTCCAGTCGGTTTGTCGCCTGTGACATTATCTCATTGAACTGCGCTTGTCCCGAAACGGTTTCGTTGCGGAACGACTCTAGCGCTGCGGTCTGACCCCTGTTCGTGTTAGCCATTTCGATCTGTAGCATCGGCATAAACGCGATGGCACAGGACCAGTCGTCTACATCTTCGCCGGTGTTGGGGTTCTTGCCAACCAGCTTGGTATACCAAGCACATCGGTGCATCTGGTTATCTTTTATTTCCTCGCACTGGCTTCCCAATGGACAAGTGGTTTTAATCTCCATTAGTCTTTGCTACACACGATAACGTCAATGTAATGTGGAACAGGTGCGGCAGTAGTCGTTGCAATTATTGTCGGGATGGTATGGGTGTGAGAGCCACCACCGCCTGTGCCACCCACCGCGTTGGTGCTTAGTGTGCCATTCACTGTGTTTGGCGAACCAGAATTTGCAGTGTGCGTTTCTAAAGGTGCTGAACCATCTATTGCAATCGCACCTGTTGAGTCTTTACCACCACCGCTTTCGCGTGAATAATAAACTGGATGACCATGCGCTGGTATTTGTGATGTTGTTAAGGTATGCGCGTCAGTTGTGCCACTAACAGTATGATTATGTGTCCATTGCACACTTAACCCCATTGAACCACCAGTGCCACCACCACTTCCAGATACCACACGCAATGCTTTATCGTTGTTAGCCGTGTCTTGCGTCCAGCCTGTCGGGGCCGAGGCTTGATAAAACACCATCTTTGTGCCTGACGGAAAGGGTTGAATACCCGTCAAACTAGCCCCACTAATCGCTGGCAAGTTACCCGACAATTTAGTCGCGTCAATCGTGCCACCGGTAGTGATGTTGCCCGATGAGTTCACCGTCACTAGGTTGTGGTTCGCTATGCCGAGGTTAGTTCTGGCAGTCGCTGCACTTGCCAAGTCAGATAAGTTGTTTGCCTTGACTGCCGCCGCGTTCGCCACATCCGATACCGCCTTGATGGTGGTATCAATCGTTGTGAGGTCATTATTTATCTTGGTGCCCCATGTAGAGCTGCTGGCGCCAACCTCTGGGCGTACTAGCGAGTAATTCGTTGTGGTGGTATCTGCCATTTTCTATTCCTCTATTGGCTCATTTAAACTTTCTTTCAAAGCACTGACAAACGCTTGCTTACCAAACTGCAACTGGTCTAAGTTGAATGAAGCGTTGGAAATCTTCCGCTCTAAATCAGCAACATGATTAAGAAATGATTTCTGTTGGTCTGTGAAAGATTCAATGTCGTACTGCACTTCATCAATTTCAACAGTTTGAGTTTCTTTTTGTTTTTCGCTCATAGTGTTTTCCTATAGTTAAGTTTAAGTTAAGCCGCAATAGCCGCGTTGACTGCTGTCATGTCTTCATCAGTCCAGAAGTCTTTAGCGACCATCAGCTCAAGATGCTCTACATTACGAGCCTTACAATCTGTCCACTCGTCATTGCCCATGCCTACTGGTTGTCCTGCGTTAAGTAAGTCAACTGAGTCACCCATTGCTGAGTAGTGTTGTGCGATTTCTTCTGTTGATGGTACTTCTAATATTACGTCTTCCATTGTATTTTCCTTTGTTGTGTTATGAGTTTTCTAGCGCTTCTAATCGTGCGGTTAGTTCTTGAATTGCTCCAACTAATAGTGGAACTAATTTGGATTGGTCAATACCTTGCATATCAGGTACTTCACGCTCACCCATGACAGCTTCAGTAATGACATTATCGTCATCATCTTTGACTGCTGGAGTAACCTCGTATTCCTCTGCATTTACTGCATCTTTCTCGCCCGTGATTGCTTCGGGAATAATGGACTGCACTTCATGCGCCAAGAAACCATCGACTGTTAAGTCGGGGTCAGTGATAAAGTTAAAGCGTGATGGTTTAAGTTCTTTCAGTCTGTCGATAGAACCAGACATTGGGATGACATTTTCTTTTAGGCGGTAGTCTGAAGATGTGTTGTATGAGGTTGATGATGAACCAGTGCTTATAGAGCCTACTTGCGAACCACCTGCCGTGTGGGAAAAGGCGACTGCCTGATAGCCTGTCCCATACTCCCCAATCAGATTTATGTGCGCGTTAAGAGCGGAACTTAACCCAAAATACCACCTCCCATCACTATAGCATTTCAACTGGGGTTTACCATCCCCATCAGACAGCACGATGTTGTTACTGGATGTGCGAATATCCATGCCATGTTGGTTGCCGTTGTAGCGTCCGAGGATGGTGTTCTTTGAGCCTGTGGTGATGTAAAACCCAGCATCAGTACCTACCCCAGTATTACTCGCTCCTATACTGGATGACAAAGCATCCCTACCCACTGCGGTATTTTCTGAGCCTGTGGTGTTTGAATATAGCGACCCCTCACCCAT